TTATTTGGTGGTGAAGAAGCAAAGTTAGAAGCGATTTATGAAAAACTTCATGGACTGAATGAGTTCATTAACCAAGAAAGTTATAAATCGTATGCTGACTTAAAGAAGAAGCTATATGAAGTTCTCGGTGAAGAACACATAGCTAATACAGTAGTTTCGACTGACACGCAAGTCGAGCTTAACGAAACTCGTGAGGTCAAGGTAGATGCACCAGCACCCGCTCAGAGTGATGTAAGCCTAGACACAGAAGATGATGGTGATACACTTTCGTATTTTGCGAAGTTGGCCCAACAAGGCTAAACATCTCTGATCTAGAATAAGTAAGGGAAGCGGAGAAATCTGCTTCCCTTTTTATTGTGCTATTGCTAAACTGTTTGTACGATCGAAGTGTTGGCCAATGTTACTAACTTTAGTGATGCTATTGTTTACCTTCGATGATGAATCTGTTACAACTGAAGTGATTTTAGCTGCAGCAGATTGAGCTTTAGCACCTAGAGTATCATCTTGCATTGCTTCCATTTGAGCACCTGTAGTATTAGCTCGTTTTTCTATAGCTGCTTGTTTTAGTAATTCACCTCTTGTAGCAATCTGCTTATCTAATATTGCCTTTTCTGCTCTAAGCTCTTCAATTCTATCTAAAGAGTTGCTAACTCCGTTAGCTTCGATTCCAAAATATTCATTTTCTCCGGCATTCGATCGATCTATTCTGGCTTGTTCTTCTGCTATTTTAGCGCTGACGGCGCGTTGTTCATCTTTTAATTCAAAAAATCTACTATCTGCTCCTCCTCCAGCCTCAGCTCCTTCTGTTCCGTACATCCGATCATTAAATCCATCTTGAAAAGCACCAGCGGTGAATGGATTCATAGCTTTATTCTTCAGTCCAGCAACTAAGGCTGGAATTAGATCTGTGAAAAGCATATCAAGCATATCTAAAAGATTAGACATCCCGTCTTTTACCATATCTTTAATACTAAAGCTATCTAACCATTCTGATAGACCGTCAAATCCTAGTTTCGAAGCGACCCATGACAATCCCCACTTAACCAGATCAAGTATACCACCGATAAATCCACCTGCGACACTTCCAATACCTGATAATACTGAATCAAGGATTTTCATAAACATATTATCGAACTCAGATGTCTTGAATTCTTTTACAAATCCTGTTACAAAGTCCCATAGCATAGATAGTGGTATAAACAATTTGCCGAATATAAATCCTAGTTTTTTGAACATAGGTTTAAACTGATTCAGCATACCCATTAGCGACTTTATTGGTTTGAATAATACTGCAGTAGTAGATTTAAACCCTTTACTCACTGCACCGAATTTTTCCTTAAAGTTTTTAATTATGTTTGCAGCGAAACCTATTTTAGATCCTGGACCGAAGAGTGTTGTTTTGAGCAGTTTCAGTTTAGCTCCGATTGTTTTACCAAATCGTAAAAGAGTGTCCTTCATTGTGTTAAAGGCTCCAATAACTAGAGCTCGACCTGACTTTAGCTTATCTGTTAATGGCTTGAAAAATTTAGCGAGTCTCTCTGTAAATGGCTTGAAAATCTTGGATATTCTATCTTTCAGAGGTTTAAAAATTTCAGATAGTTTTGCTCTTAGGCCTTCAATTACACCTGCAGTAAACGCGAATAACAAACCACCAATAAAACCTATAGCCTTCGAAATGAATCCTTTGTATTTCTTTTCTTTAAATTCATCTCGCTTTATTTCTTTTTTTGGTTTCAGTAGCGCAAATAATTCTCTCCTGTTCTCTTCTTCCTGGAGCTTATTACCCATCATAAAATTGACAAGCTTTCTAATATCCAAAGCTATGAATTCTAGAGAACCTATAACCATTCCAGTATTTTTTGCAGTAGCTATTCCAGCATCTGCTTGCGCTACTTGTTCAATTCTATCTTTTTCGTATAGGTTAGTGGCATGAACAAAGGCCTTCTTCGCAGTTATTCTATCCCATTGAGATCCGATTCTATCAAATATAAACGCTCTCCGCCTAATCTTCTTTTCGCGTGCGATTTGCCGTTGCTCAATTTCTCCCTGCTGTGCTTGTGAAGCAGCGAGCTCTAGAATAACACCACTAAGAACTTCATTCTGCGCGGATTGTTTCGCGAGCTGCTGTTTACTTGCGTTTAACTGCTCTTGTTGGATGTCTTCTGGATTAGCCATTTTGCTTTTTTATTCGTTCGTTTTCTTTTTTAATATGTTCGTGAAGAAGAGATACGTAGATTTGCCTTTCCCATGGAAGCATATTATCTAATTCCGTTAAACTATATTGATGATGTTGCATCATTGAGAAATTGGTTTGATAATGGTTAGCTAGAGACTCATGAGAAAGGCATATTAGAAAAAAGAGGAAAGACCTGAAATAGTAACTTCGTTAGCGTGGCCGCACTTTTTACATTTAAACTTTAGCACTTCTTTTAATTCTGGTTGATTCTCGATGTAATGTTGAATCTTGTGTAACTGATCGTGTGTAAGAGAGTCAATAAATTGTCCCATCTCTTTCTCTGATGTATCATCTGCGATATAGACTCCGTTTGAGTCATAGATAGATTCGATACACGCCGCGATCGATCGAGTAAGAGCGTCTTCAGTAGCGTCGAGCTTTGAAAGTTCTTCTGATTTGCCAATAGAGATAGGACGAAGAATAATCCCGACAGTGTCAGTTAGTTCGATCTTATTGTTTAGTTCTTCTTCAGGAAATTTTACTGTGATATCTGAAAGATTAATTTCGACAGGATTTTCTGCTTCACACTCTTGGCATTTAGATATAATATCTGATGTTTCGCCGACAGACTTCGCTCGCAGCTGAAGGAATAGATACTCTAGATCATATGTTGTCAATGCACTTGGCTCAACTACACCAAATGTACATGCTTCAATAATTTGTTTAAGAGATCCAATGATCTGTGAAGGATCGTCAGACTCTTGTGCCAACATTAAGATCTTCTCTTCCTTTACAAGGAAAGGTCTAAACTCAATTGTTTCATTTGTAGATGGTACTACTGTTGTGTACTTTGCTGCTTCTAATATTGGTAATGGCATAATATGCTATAATAATCTGGTTATTCCTCCTATCGCGTTTTTAATTCCAGAAAGTGCGGAGGACAATCCACCTTCTGGTTCAAAATCTTCATATGTCATCGTAACTGATAACTTCTGTATACTGTTTTCACCAGTATTACTTAACTCGATTGATGATACACTTATTGGATAAGCGTTCTTCAATTTAATTCCATAAACAGGGACATTCTTTTCATTCAATTGCTGAATAGTAATATCTCTTTGGTACTCTGCATTGTAATTTAATTTATAAGACCCTGGATCAATTATTAATTCAGACCACTTATCAAACATCTTCTTCATGTAATAGTCATTAGTCAAAAGGAATGTAAATGTTATATCTTCGTTGATATAATTATTTGGAACTTTTACTGTGTTCCGAAAGTGTGAGTGCTCCATTGTCTGGATTTGTCTACCTGGTATAGAGCAGCTTTCGCACAATAATCCGATATCTCGCGGGTCATTAATAAGAGACTTCGCATTGAATGTACCAGAGATGAGACTAACACCGATATCTTGTAGGTTGATATTTAGCAACGATGAATCAGGCGGAGACATAAAGATCGCGAAGCGATTTGTCTTTGCAATACCTCCACGTTTGCCTATCGTTGCTTTTAGATCGTCAATAGATCCTGGAGAAAGTGTATCTGCGATATCTGTAAATAATGACATTAGATTATAGATTTAGAATTCTTCCAGACACCTGCTTTGTCGCTCTTAACAAATTGTTCAGTTGGTAAAAAGATAGCAACTTCCCATTCACTTGCTGGAACTTCAGTGATCTGTGATTTAATATTAGATGTTAGATAATGTTTAAAGCATGGTGCGAAGGCTTTGAGCTTAGACATTCCTTTTAGAAGATCGTATGACAACCGCAACTTAGTGGTCTTATCGTATTTCTTATTATTAGTATAGCTAAGGAGCTTATCGAAGAATGCTGCTCGTGTAATAGGATCTAAGTAATGTAGATTCAACCCGTAAAAACCACCTGGTGCTTTATCGACCATAATGATAAGAGGAAATCTATCGTAGAACGGCAAAGTCTTTTTAGTCTTTGGATCATAGAAGTACATAAACATTCTTCCAACGAGAGGAGCATTTACTTTCTTCAGCGCCTCATCTTTGAGAACCTTTGTTCTACTAAGGCCTGTTATGTATCTTAGTTTCTCACGAAACCACTTTAGCGACTTCTTAGTATTATTTTTAATACCAGCTGCTGAAGCTTCTTTCTTAACTTTATTGATGAATGATACGGCCATACATCTATTTATACTATTTGTCTAAGCTTAGAGAGTGAAATCTTCAGCTGTCACCCCTTCTTTAGTTTCTTTGCGCCAAGGATTTTAATTCCCATGTCGCGTAGCGTCTCCTCTGTCCAAATTGCAAACTCCCATCCTCTGTCAGCGCAGTATGATTCAGCAGTTTCCCACTTTGAAGTATTCTTAACATACGCCATCACTTCAGTAATATATCGTTTAGTCTTTCTGCTAGGTTCTTTTGGTGCCTTTGTTTGACACTTTGGCTTTATCTCGATAAGAAACGTCTTATCCTTTGTCACCATCTTTATATCCATAAAGTATCTATGAATCCTATTGTCTGTCTTACACCGATATGGTATAACAGTCTCTTCTGATTGCCATTTTATCACATTAGGATTATCGTCCATCCACTTAAAAACCTGTCTCTCCCAAAGAGATCTAAACACTACTTTAGTTGGATCGCCATCGTATTTAGATGGATTCTTTACTGTATATCTTCCGCTATATGCCATACTTCTCTATTTATCTTTTTGGGTTTTATCTCATTTCTTTTGTTATAAATAGAATTACAATGAGTATAAACATCGGCAATATAGGATCTACAGTAAAGAGGGCAAAAGGTTTTGTCAATAGTGCATTAGAAGACGTTCGAAGTGCAGCTGGGAAGTATACAAACTTGATGGGTCAATCAGATGCTTCTGATGGAGGAGGAGGTAATGCGTTGCTAACATATCCTTCTGATCTTCGAGCAGAAAGCAATAAAAACTTACCTCTAATACAATTTACTGCGCATGAAAGAAATCCTTCTCCTGGCCAAGATGGTGCAGGAGAAAAAAAGCCAGGTACTGGGTTTCATACAATCTATTTGCCAGTTACCTCAAATCTGGCCTTTACCGATTCTTCTAACTATAACACTATTAACTTAAGCGGTGCAGGAGCAAAGGTCGGACAAGCGCTATTAGAAGGAGGTCAATCAGCTTCCGAAATTTTAACTTCGATGGGTGCTGCGGTTGCAGAAGCGAAAGAAATGCTAGCATCAGAATATATACCAGGTTCTATAGGAGACTACGTTAAGTTTAGTTCAAAAACAATAACTAATCCGAATACTAATACAACGTTCGAAGGTAACGGCATTCGTACATTTTCGTTTACGTTTAAATTGGTTGCGAAGAGCGAAGCAGATTCTAAACTCATTCAAAAGATACATCAGACATTTAGATACTTTTCTTATGCAGATCTAAATTCAGAAAATTCAAATTTATTCTTATCATACCCAGCTCCATGGACAATTAAATTTATGGACTCATCGATGATAGAGAACGAATACCTTCCTGGAATTTGGTCGTGTTATTTAACAAACGTTGGAACAACTTTTAATTCGAGTTCAAATATGTATTTCTCGGATAATGCTCCTACTGAAGTTGATTTATCATTGACATTCCAAGAAACGAGAGTATTGAATAGAAACGATATGATGCAAATTAAGAAGTCACCTGATAGAGGTATTATTGAAGGCAAACCATCTAGTATAACACCAGCAGTTGACAACCCCGATAATTCCGAAACGACTGGAGAAGGAGGAGATTAAACTATGGCTTTTTTCAAACAATTTCCAATCATAAAACATGATACTGCTGCAGATGGTATTATTAATGACATCGTTGATATGTACCGTCATGTTGACGTTAACGATGTTTTAATCGATGATGCTTCGACATACACATATTATGAAATTAAAAACGGTGAACGACCTGATACTGTTTCGAGTAGGTTATACGGTACACCCGATTATTATTGGACATTCTTTGTAGCAAATGATACGTTGAAGTCTGGCCTTAATTCATGGCCGATGGAGTACAATCAGTTTAGAGAATGGATTGATCAAGAGTACGGAGAGTATTCTGTTATGGTCTTTGCTCCCGTTCAGAAGCTAGATTCTTTCGAAGGAGAAGAAATTATTGAACATATCGATTATTTTGGAGGTTTAAATTTAGATAATGTAGACATAGTTGACGGTAATGACAATACAGCATCTATTCTCAAGTTCGATATTAATTCACTACAGCTTTGGGTATATGATGTATCTAACCCTACGTTCTTTCAACAAGAAACATTTTCTCTAAAATATCAAGAGAATCCTTATATTGATGGAGATGTCGAAGCGTTTGAAGATTACGAGAAAGATAGATTACAATGGCTAAAAGATATATATTCGTGGTCTGAACGGAATCATCCAACCGAGTTTAAAACCTTTATAAAATATACTAACTTTACTCCAGAAGGTGAAGATGAAATAAAGTTTGACACTCTTGAATACTATGAACTGTTTTACAATGAGCGCTTTACTAAAATCATATTCGAACCAAGGATTATACATCCAAAATCGTTTAATGCAGCGAAGCATTACATAGACGCAGATAGAAAGGATAATAGTATCATCTCAGGATATCAAGCATATAATTTAGAATACGATCTCGGTGAACTCGAAATCGAACCATACTTCAGAGGTCAGCTACAAGAATATCTTCCTGAGTATTCCAGTTTTACAAAGTGCAACATTATAGAACAGAAATCGAATACATATACTAACACATATACTATTGGATCATA